GTGACAATAAAGAGGAATGCCCACGGCGCGAGCCGCGAGGCATAAGCCACCAGCGAAACGCTGTATTTGCGGCTTGACGAACTGCCAATCCGCGCGCTCGTGATAAGAGAGATACCATTCCTCGAACATGACGGAAGGCGCGCGCAAATTGCCAGAAGCGTCCCAGAGCTGACTATTAGCATATTCGCCCATAAACCTATCGAAAGGTTTGGAAGGGGCATCACCGCGCCGTTTAGAGACCAGCGCGGCGGCGCTGATCTCTTGGGGCGTCGTTAGACGCCCCGTTTTAAAGAGGTTCCAAAACCAAGTGGTTTTTTTCACGATTTAACCTCAGTTTCAGGCGATGGCGCAGGTTGCGGCGCTGGCACAGGTTTGGCCACTGGAGAAGGTTCCAGAGAACGCGCCTTTTTCAGATTGGCGGTTTCCCGCCGAATTTCCTGAAGCGCGTTTTTTCGCTCAAGTTGGAATTGCCGAAGGGCTTTTGTGACAGCCAGAACGCTACCGCTTTCCAGCGGTTTACGCTCAGCGTTGGTGAAAATTTCCCCATCAATCGCGTTCGCAGTGCGAAGCGGATTGAACAGAAAAACGGCTGGTTCAAGCGCGTTTTTCTCAATAGGGATGGCCTCAACGGAGCAGGCACCGGAAACGGTCGCCTTTACCTCATAGCCACCGCCGACCAGAACGCGGTGCCCAAGTTGCGTAACAAAGACAGCAACACGACAGGACGCACGAACGTGAACAACGCCCGTTTGCAGAAGATAGGACCGAGAAAGGTCCATTTCTTCCCATTTAAAGACATCAAGTTTCATATTGTTTCCTATTCGTTTTCAGCAGTAACAGCGGCATAATCGTCGTTATTTTCGACGAGAACGTCACCGATCTGTGTGAGGCCGACGATTTTGGCATCGTGCCTAATAACCGCTTCCCAAGCATCCGCCAAAGTGTCGGAGAACACATCATGCGGAAGGTTAGCGGGGCAATGGTAATGCTCCGCACCAAAGGTCGGATTAACCACGCCGGACAGCCAGAGAGAGGACCGACTTTCTGTGAAAGGGTCCAAGGGATCAGGATTGTAGAATTTGCCGCCAAGGCGGGTAAATTCCCTATTCCATTGCGCATTCATGGGCTCGTACCCATAAAGCGCGTTCGGCGTAGAGTGCCGCGCGTCCATCCGCCGATTGGTAACATTGTCCACTGGCTCAGTCCGCTGAACGTCGCGAAGCGCATCGGGAAGATGATTGGCGTCGCGAGCGTAGAACCATTCATCCGAAGCGGCCTCTAGAATGTATTCAGGCACGACTTCGACGGTTACGACAATAACGCCGCCAGTGTCCTGTTTAGGCACATTCAGGTTTAGCGTCGTCGAGATCATACCTTGCGTCACCGACTGATCTAGGTTGGCGGCATCCGTAGCGAAACGCTCGGACCAGCCAAACGGCTGCATTTTCGCATCAAGAAGCCAAGGCCGCTTGAACAAATCCGACGGAACAGAAAAGCCTTGCATCAGCTCGGCAACGAGAGCATCTGCATTGTCAAAGCCCGTCGCATCGTTGCCAGCATAGCTAGAACGAAGTTTAGCAAATGACTGTGCAACGCGCGCTTTGTCGATGTCCGCCAAGAAGGTAGAAACAGGCTGGCCGCCCATCTCTGCGAAGATGTTTGGCCCGCCATCCGGATGTTTCTCGACCTTTACATCATTGCCAAACCAATGATTGTCGAAGGTAACGGTGCCATTGTCAGTTTCTTGAACGCTGACAGAGCCGGAAGCGGCACCAACTCCAACGCCAATCCCGGATACCGGGATCTGGCCCGCAGCAATATCCAAAGCGAGATCGCCAAGGATCAAAGCACGCTCATAGTCGGGCACCCAAGAGGAATGACGACCCTTAGGCCAAAAGGCACGAGAGAGCGAGGTCGCGTTTGCTGGGTTTTCCGAAAAATACGGACGGCGCGGGAGCCGATCGGTATAAGCTGATTTCCGAAAATTGACGATCAGATTGTAAGCGTCAATCAAGTCGACTTGATAATCGATCGTCGGCAGCAAGTGAACGCCAAGAGTTTTGAAAAAATCGCTCTCAAGAATAGCACTGTCAAGAACAGTATCTTGAAAGAACAACGGCGGAGCCGCCCGACTTTCTTCACCGGAAACACCAAGCGACTTGATGTTTTCCGATTGGTAAGAGTGAACGAATTCATCGTAACCAGAAAATTGAGGATGGGCCGATTTTGGCACAAACCACGCTTGAACGTTGAGGACAACGGCATTCAAAACGGGTTTGGGCATTTCAGCCAGATTGATATCAATAGCAACAGAGCCGGAAAGACTATCACCACGCAAAAGCGGAATGTAATCGACAGGATAGATTTTCCCGGCGCGACCGGAGGTCACGGCGGTCGTGCGATCCGTTCGGATCGATTTATTAAACGAGACTGGCGCTTGATTTTGACGTGCCATTTTTTTTCCTTTGATTAGAAGCCCGCAGCGCGGCGCATGGTTAGAGAATAATTCGCCCGAGGATAGGGCGATTTAGAAGGGTCGTATTTATAAAACGGTTTCCCGTTTTTGTCGTACGCAACATCGTTACGATTTTTGACGACAACAGGCGACGGAGGAATATAGGGATCACCCAAGTATTCAGGAAGGTTCCGGCGGACAATTTCCCCTATAAAGCCGGGAGCGGTCCCATTTTTGGCATGAGCATAAAGATCAGTTTCTAGTTCCGCCGCATCGTCCGGATTGGCACGGAGTAGCCCATCGTCACCCAACAAAAGGGTTGGCGAAACGTATCTGGGAGCGGTGGAACCGTCCACAGGCTTAAACTCAGGAACTTTCGCGCCCGGTTCGGTAATAGCGGGAGCCGCAACATATTGGGTTTTTGGCCCCGCAATCGTCCTGGGCTTTTGGAAGCCATTAGAAACGCCGGGAAAATTTACACGAGCCGCTTGACGATCTGCTAATTCCGCGTTGAACCGATCTTGAACGCCTTTGCGATCCGCCTTTGTATTGGCCCAATCAGTGATGCCTTGGGCGGCACTCATCACGAGATTAGTTGTGGCCAAAGGCGACACAGAACCAGACGGCAGATTATTAAAACCCGCCGTCCCAGTAGCTTGAAGCGCTGTAAGCGGGTTAAACCCGCCATCCATCGCAGCTTGCCGCAAACGAACAAATTGCGTTTCCGCATCCGCAAGCGCGGTAGCACGCTCTTTCTTTGCGGCGCTCTTGGCGAAAATTCCGCCAAGAAGCGGACCAGCAATGGACGAAAGGAGACCGATCACTTGCCAGCTCTCCGCTTTTGCAGATTGCTAAGAAGCAAGTCGCAAGTGATCAGAACGAAGGCCACAATAGCGGCCTCTAACTGATCAGCTTGGGCGGCAGTAGCACCTAGAACAACGATAGCACCCGCGCCCATAGAACCGATGCGCCGGGCAAGTGGTCCGAGAACCATATCGACAAGTTTTTCCATTTTATTTCCTTTTATTACACCAAGGGACGAAGGACTTAGAACGCCCGCCCTTGGAGGTGTTACTATTTGGCCGACTTTGACAATCGTCAGCATTGGCCTTGGCGTTATCCTCCTTTCTGTTTTCTTCACCGTCTATGTGACGGGCATCACGCCGCAAAGCGGCCTGAACGCCAACAGTTTTATAAAGGGTTGCCCCTTTTTTTGAACTATTGGAATTCCGTTGGTTTCGATCAGGATTGCGGGAACGCACCTGATCATTCTCAGGCAAAGGCGTATAACGACGAGACGGACGGGAGCGAACAGGTTCGGACCGCCGATAAAACACAGGCGATTGAAGCACAGACTCAATATCTGACACTTCTGCAAACCCGGTACGGGTAGAAGCCCGCTTAAGCGAACCGTTCGTGTTTTGACGCACACCGCGATCTTTGACGCGGTTTCGACGACGCCTGTCGCTTGCTTTAGACATCTTGC